CCCGCCGGTTCGTTTCCTGCTGCCCGCTTGCTTTCCGCGAACTCTTGTTCCTCTGCGATAAATTCCGTAATGTAAACTTTTTTGCCCTCGTTATTTGTGTACGTCCTTGTTTGGCAACGCGCGGTTACTAATAACTTAGTGCCTTTCTTAAAATACTTTTCTGCAAATTCGGCGGCTGTGCCGTATGCTACGAAATTTATAAAATCTGCCGAAGGCTCGCCCTCTCTTTTATATCTTCTGTCAACCGCCAATGTGTAATTTACAACCGCAACCGGCTTTTCGCTCTGTGTGTAGCGTATTTCCGGATCCCGCGTCAAACGCCCCATGAAAATACATTTATTCATGCTGTGCCTCCTCTGTAATATTTAATTATCGTGTCTGCATCGACACAACTATCCACCGCCTCTAATGCTGTTTCCGGCGGTACGCCTGCGGCTAATACCGTTTTTAACTTTTCAAGCTGATATAAATAGCCATCAAATGAATATGCGTGTTTCTCGGCTGCGTATATGTCGGCTGCTGCCTCTGCTGTTTCTAAATCCGCTAAATATGCAATGTCGTTTAATAACTCGCCCTCTCTTTCCCGCTGCTTTATTGCCTGCTGACGGAGGGCGTTTACTAATTCAGTTAATGCCATGTGCGCCTCCTATAAATACGATTTGCCGTAACGCTTTCTAAATTCTTCCCGCGTTCCGATCTTGTTTTCATATATTGCCTGCCCCAACATTTTAGATAACTTTTCAGCCATGATATTTTCATGTATGCGCTCAATCTGTTTCCCCATGTTATGACACTTATTGCACATCGGAACCTTCAAGCCGTCCTGCTCCGCTAATTCTCTAATGCCGTTACCGAATAATAAATGATGCTCACATTCTGCCGGTTTCCCGCAAAAGAAACATATACCGTCGTACTCTGTTACAATGCTTTTTGTTTTACTCATTTTCTGCCTTTCTGTATATCCTCGGAAATGCAATATAGTAAACCTTGTATGTGAATATCCAATAGTACCCGGCTTTTATGAACCGCCAATAATTAAGCATGATATATAACCGCCCTAATATCGGATTTTTGATATACTCTATTTCTATTTCCGGTCTGATAATGTAAATTTTCTTTGGTTTCATTTTCCTCCTATCGCCTGCGCCTTTTCTTTGTCGGCTCCGGCGTTCCTTCTGCTGCCTCGCGGGCTTTTCTCAAATACTTAACGCAATATGTATCTATGTGAAAGCCGTTTAATATGTTGATTGCCTCTAATTCTGTTATGCCGCATCGCTCCTGCAGGTCTTGCCGTAATCGCCTACGCTCGCCTATATCTTGCATACCGTTATACGGCAGGGCTTTCGCCTTTTGGTTGTATGCGTATGCGATGCTTGGCGTTAAAAGTTCTGCCATATAACCTCCTTGCTAAGCTGTAATGCTTTTTACTGCACTTGTTGGCTGCTTTCCGTTAAATACTACAATCATGCTTGGGAATGGTGCCGGATCCTTGCTTTTCTGTCCGTCTACCTCGAAATTAACACGCCCTTTGATAAATCGTATTTCTGCTTTTCCTAAAATGTAATCGTGAAACATGATCGTATCTGTTCGGGCGGGTATAAGCATAACCACGACGATCCCCCCCTCGGTTGCCTCTTTGTAACATTTTTGCACCCATGCAATTTGACCGGCGTTTGTTTTTGTTTTCCTGCTGTACGGCGGGTTGCAAAATACCGTTTCGCCCGCCCATGACTGCGCCAAACCGTCCTGCTCTATGGTGTAATACTTTGCGCATTTATGGTTGTTGTCGTCTGCGCATGGATCCAATGTAAAATTAAATTCTTTGTTGAGTGCATCGAAAAGATCCTGCGGTGTTCCCCAGTCGTCCTTCCCGGTGCTAAAGTGTACTTTGTCCATTGCGTGCCTCCCTTTCTGCTGTTTCTCCTAAAATTATTTTTCTGAAAATACTTTCAAAAATTGTTACCGGTATGCTGTTGCCCGCTTGCTTGTATAATGCCATTGTGTAACGTCCGTTTTTCTTCTGTACTGCTGCCGCCGCCTCAAAATCCGCATCGCTATACCCTTGCAATCTCCAACATTCGCGCTCGGTTAAATACCGGTACTTTCCACCGCCTAAATCAATAACCTGCGCCGGTGTTCTATCCTGCCGCGCCGTAATTGTATAGGCATAATCTTTAATGACTGTTGCCCGGCGTATTCCCTTTTTGCCTATTGCGTTATAAACGCTCGGTTGTGTTACTGTGTAAACTTCTGATACGTCTGTTTCCAGATATTCCGATATACTGCGCATTTCTGTTTTTATTAAATCGTCAAAATTGAACGGATCGCCATTTAGTACAGATATTGTAAAAACTCGCTCCCTTGCTTGCGGCAATCCGAAATCGCGCGCATCTAGCGTTTGAAAGCTATTTGTATATCCTAATTTCTGCATTTCTGATAAATAACGATTAAAGTTATGTATCATGTGTTTTGAGGTAACATTTTTTACATTCTCCCAAATGACAAAACGCGGTTTCCAATCTCCCATTTGCTGTATAATGTGTATTGTTTCCCACATAAGGCTTGATCGTGTTCCCGATCCCTCGTCTGCGCCTTTTCCTTTGTTGATCCTTCCTGCTGCCGCTGTTGCCTTTCCTTGATGCCCGGCGATACTGAAATCTTGACAGGGCGAACCATGTATTAAAATATCCGGTTTAAGATCCCAGCCTATGACCGATTGCGTTTTATATGCTAATTCGTTTTTAAACATTGCGTTGTACGATCTTACCGCTTTTTCGTCTATCTCCACATAGTCAATAGCCTTTACCGGTATTCCAATATTGCGAAGGGCGCATCGTGGTGAACCAATACCTCCGAATAATTCAAGTATTTTTATCATTTTTGTGTTCCTAACTGTTTGCTTAAAAGAAATTCATACATTTCTTTGTATGTTTGTGCCTGCTTTTCTGCTGTCTGCTGCCGCTCTGTCATTTCTGCCAACTGCTGCCGCAGGCTTTCCATTTCCGCAGGCTCTTTTTCTGCCTTTGTATTTATGCCAACCGATACCGTTAAACACTCGTCAAGCTGTTTCATTTCTTCCGGTGTGAGTGTTCCGATCCATTCGCCGATCCGTTCCTCGTAAACGCTGCTTATCTGCTCGCACAATACGGTTGATGTTCTCAACGCGGAACTTGTTATAAAATGTGTTGGCAGGTCTGTTTTCGGCTGTGTCGTCATATAGACAACTTCATAAACGCCGCTATGCTTGTTATTTGCATCGTTTGAAACAATAACCGCAGGTCTGTCTGCTTTCTGCTCGCTGCCGATGCTTTGGCGGGTATCACGAATAAAATAAATGTCGCCTCGCTTAATCATTTACCGTTACCCCCCCCCCACATAAATAATTTTTCTGTCGCTCTGAAATGCTCTTTTGCTTTCATACTGCGATCTACCTCCTTTTCCCAAATTGTTATAAAATCGTCCGGTGCTTGTAACTCCG